ATTCCAACTTAACGTGCCCCAAGTATTGGCCATAATAGGTTCCTCCTATTACGCGTTACCAATTCTTAGAATCGCTGCTGCTGTTGTGAAAGCCGGAAATTGAATTGTGAATGTTCCCGAAGTTGCTGTTTTGTCTGCTCCAAAATCTAAAACTGCAACAGCGTCAGTAGTATTTGAACCACCACCCATTGTTGTGTTGTAGATTAAAGCGCCTCTAGCTGTAATTGTTACTCCAGTGAAAGACAAATCATTAAAGTCAACAATTGCAACACCTGATGCAACTGAAGTACTTGGATTTGGTTTTACTAGAGTTCCACCACCTGCAGTATATTGACCTGAGTTACTAACTTCACCTGAAGTAGAATACCCTGTAGTTGATGAATTCAATGTAGCAGTAGAAACAAAAAGAGCAAGTTTGAAAGTATCACCTCCAGTAAATTGGAATTCGTGATCTCCTTCTAACAGTTCCTTCTTGAATGAATTACAAACCGCTTGTGTTATTGCCATATTTTTTACTCCTTTAACTTTTAACCTTGTTTCGAATAACGTGGCGATCCGCTTTGGTATTCATCACGTCTTCTTCTGCCCATTTGTTCTATGTTAAATCCTTGTAACGCATTCTGATATTTTTGTTCATAAAATTGAATCATATCAGCCGGTCCTTTAAGAAAGCCAAAGGCTTCTACAAGGGATGCATATAAAAGTCCGTTGGGAAAATTCGTACTTAAATATGTAGTCGTATTAGTAGCCGATAATCCAGTTGGTTTCAAGATATAATTTATCTGCATGGTATAATTTGCATTGGGTGTAGGAGCTATAACTATTTCATTATCATCCCAATAACCATAGTATTTTGGTACACCTTGGGCTTCTGTTGGATTAAACTCTGATATAAAGCTTGTATCTCTATATTCTACAAAAGATCTATTTGTAGACTGCCCTACGCCATCTGAGTTTACGATTTGAATTGATCTAATAACAGCTGTTTCTGTGTTTCCTACGTCAGGAGTATTTACATATCTTTGACCTGCAACAATTGTAGCTGTAGCATATTTTCTATTATTATCAGAGTCAGAATCTCTAAAAATTCTTTCTTCAGCATCTAAAATAAATCCATCTAATATAGAATCTGTAAACACATTAGAATCAACTTCTGTGTAATTTCTTATTTTTGCTAATAGTTCTGCGTATGTCATGGTGTTAATGTTACTGGTCCTGCTGTTACAACCGATCCTCCTGCTTTTTCAGTTATAGCAGTTGTTGTATTTAAATTAAAGGTAAAACTGTTTGTTGTTACTGAAGTAATAATAAAAGAAGTTTCATATACCGTAAAAGCTAGTCCTCCTGGTGATCCGTCTACATTTCTAAGTTCTATTATATCATTTAGAGCTCTTCCATTATTAGGTTCCGATATTGATATAGTTGAAGAATTTGCTGTTGTACTTATTGGATTACTAGGTAGCATACTAGCTACAGCTGGTTCTGTTCTATCAGGTTTTGCATTTTGTAAACCTTCAGGATCTGCTCCGTGAGCTCTTGGTTGTAATTGTGGCTGTTTAGGTTCAAATTCTGATACATGAACTCTAGAACCATTCCATTCTCTAACCATTTCAGTATATGGAAATTCCATACCTGATCTATCAGATATAAATTTTGCATATTTACCTTTTGAAAAATTAGACATTTGGATAATAAGTTTTTGGTGTTATGTAAGAACTAGATGAAGAACCATCTTCTTGTAAAGCTCTTTGTAATTCATCCTCATATAACAATTTTAATTCTTGTGTTCTTTGTGGTGCTTTCTTTTGAGAAAGATAGTAAGCTAAACCAGCACACATACATGGAACAAAACGATAAGGTACATCTGTTGCGTTCGTATAATCACCTACATCTTGAATTCTTTTTACATAATAATAATTAATTGTATTACCAGCTTCTGTTGAACCTGGAGTTAAATATAAAGTGATTGTAACTTTGTCTATAAATCTTTGTACAAAATATTGTGAAGGTGTTCCTTCAGATGTTTTATTAGAAAGACCTTGATATGTTGATCTATTTATTTTTGTAAGAGGTGTATCTACGTTTGAAGAATTTCTGTAAACAGCTTCTAAAACATCATCAACTCCATACACAGCTGTAGCATCAGACGTGCCATCACTTGTTGATCTAAACATTGTGTATTCTGCTTGACCATCAACTAATGTAATTGAGTTATTTGCTACTTCCCAATAATGAAGTCCTCTATTACTCCACTCTTGAAATAATATGTTAAGAGATCTTCTAGCTGATTTTAAATCATAACCAGCGTTTGGTTCTAAACCAATTCTTTCATAAGATTCTTCAATGATTTCATCAATTGAAAAATTTTTATCAAATACTGTTGTACCGGAAGTAGTGTTAGCCATCTACCCTCCTATTTATCTATTAATACAGTACACTTAGAACTTGCTATTGCGTTACAAGTAATAAATCCTTTAAACAAAATTCCATCAGAAGGAAAGTTGAAAGAAAAAACATCACCTGGAGGAACTTCAGCTGTAAACTGAACTGCATCCTGATCACTAAAACTTACAGATCCTGTAGTTGTTGTAGTTGTAGTATTAGAAAGAACTAATCCTCTTAATCTAGTTCTACCACCAAACACAGATCCTACTGTTGTTACTTGTACTGCTTTTACATCACCTTGCATTGACATATTTTTTTCTCCTTATTGGCGTGGGTGAGTATCAAGATCAAAAAGTCTCGAAGTTTCTCACCCACATTATTATTTATTACGAATCAGAAATATTCGCAAGTGTATCAACTCTTTTCCAGTTTGTACCATCTGAAAAAGCATACACAGCTGCACCTGCAGCACCATCTTGTACGTAAACTAATACACCTTGGTTATCAGCTGCTTCTAAAGTATTAGTTCCGTCACTAATAGTATTAGCATCTGTTACAGTGTAAGGAGTTTTTCCACCTTGTTGAGTGTCTCCTGCGTTTACATTTGGGCCACCAATAAATCCGTTAAGGGAAGTTACTGGTCCTTTAAATGTAGTGTTTGCCATAATCTTTATCCTCCTAATTTTCCGAACATAGTCTCTAGGCCGTCGACTATACGCGTCTATGTTCTAATTAATTGTATAGTGATTTAGATATATAGCAGATTTTAATAGAGTGCAAGAGAACCTTATAAGAAAGTGCGATTTCAGCGATGTAGCGTTTTTTGTGTTACGTAGCTACAGATACGTCAGGTGCAGCGTCTTCTATCTTATTAGTCTGTTGAGCAACTTGTGCTTCAGCTAATTTGATGTGACTGATGACTTGTCTAATTCTGTCATCAATTCTCACCATATCAAGAGTATATCTTTTCTCTTGATTATAGTGCTGCGACCACTCAAGTTCCAGTCCTCTCTTCTTTGTGTAGAGTTCTTGAACGTGTGTCATTTATAACCTCCTCATAGGTTAACCACATTTTAGATTTACTAATAAATCCATCTTTTTCCCATACAATATCATTTTTTCCTAGCTTGTCAACTAGTGCATCTTCAAAAGCTTTGTCCTCATCTTCTGACAAAAGATTGAAGTCAGCGTAGTAGCCGTATGCTCTGATTTGTACTCGGAAATTTTTCATGGGTTTGTATGGTATATCAAAATTTAATTAGTATTGAAAGACCTCATTAAAATTAAATGCTATGGCATATTTTACTTTTTCTGTAATATTTCTGTCACAACTATGCTTTAATTCTGAAGAAAACATAACAATTTTACCTTCTTCCGGTGTAATTTTTTCGTTTATATCAGGAAATATTAAATCTTGGTGATGATCATTTAAATACAAAACTCCTGAAATTACAGATGGTGTGTGAGCGTGTTCTATTGTTCTACCACCAAAGCCTTCTGCTATACCCCAAGCAAGACTTAATTCATAAGGTCTTATAAATTTATGTTTATCAACTTTATCTAAAACAGGATAAATTATTTTCATAAATTCTTTGTCAGAACAAAAATATCGCCAATCAGTCATAAGACCAACAACATTTGTAGCGTAGTTATTTTTAGAAGATTTAATATCTTCTTTTATTTTATCTATAAAATATTCAGCATTTATTTTTACTTTACCAACCAAAAATAAATAGTCTTTTTGTATTTTTCCTATTACTTCTTTCTCTATTTTCAT